ATATCGTATCGAGATCGCCAAACGGGTCGAGCTGGTCGAGATTATATGTGTTGGCGGCGTACATCGCCGTGGTGAGCCACTCGATCGTCTGCGTCGGCTCCAGCTCCACGATCGAGGCGCGTCCCAGTTCCCAATTATAGATCAAGAGCCGGTTGTAAAGCCCGTTGCCGCCAACCGCGCTGAAAGCCCACAGAACGGCACGAGAGCGCGGATCAACGGCGCCCTGCACCAGTTTGACGTATTGCGGATCGAGGAGCCTGAAGAACTGGCGGTCCCATTTCTGCGCCCCGATCGGCGCGGAGGTGGCGCCGTCGAAAGCGTAGAAACCATCCTCACCCAGGGCGTAGATCACTGGACGCACCGCGCCGCCAGCGTCGCGCGCGTGTGATTGCACGATCGAGAACGGGCTGATGGTGCCGCTACTGCCCGCCGCCACCCGGAAGGAGAACAAGGTAGGCGGGCCAGCGTATTGGCCGACAACAACGCCGCGTTCCAGAAAAATCACGACGTCGGCCGCCTGGGCAAACCCGCTGACCAAGCCCGTGATGTTGCCGAGATCGGTCTGGTTCAGATCCTGGTAGTCGCTTTGAAGCTGCTGCGCCTCGACCGAACCCGGAAGGGGCCAACTGGTCGGGTCGCCCAGCGCGCTCCACCACACCCGATAAGGGACGTGGCCGCTGATATCGTCGGTGGTGTCGCCGAGGAAGATGAAGTCCTTGACCGTGGCGACGAACCGAGCCAGCGGCGCGGCCGGCACCACCGGAGGCCCGGTCGGATCGCCGGGCTGCAGATCCTCGAAAGCAGGATCGCCGATCATGATGGTTTGCACCGGGTCCACCCCATTGGTGGCGATCACCCGGCTGCCGAACGATGTCATATCCCAAAAACCGCCGCTGAGCGGCGGCAGGGTCGCGTAAGGTGCGCTCGGACCGCTGACATCGCCCAGCGTCGGCGGCGCTGTCGGCGGCATGACGTAGAGCTTGGTGCGGTCACCGGCATAGACCCACACGCTGCCATCCGCATCCTTGACGCTATATGAGCCCTGGCACGCCTCGGTCAGACTGTTGGAACTGGCAGTGACGGCCGACAGGACCGGGCCATAGCTGCGCGGCGTCAGCGGGATGCAGTTCTTGATGACCGGGCTGCCGGGCGAGCCGAAATCGGCCTGATCGGGCAGCCATTCGGGCCAGGGCGCGATGGTCATCCGATCACCGTCACCGCGTATTGCCGGGCCGCGGCTGGCGCGCTCGGGCTGGACAGCAACGCCTCGCGCACCACGCCGGCCAAGCGGATGTGAGCCGACGTGCTGGCTCCCGACACCAGGGCTTCGCGCACCAGCCCACCCGCGCGCAGCTCTCCCGCATCGGCAACCAAGGCCTCGCGTACCAACCCGCCGGTACGGATGTCGGTCACGAGTCGACCTTGATGCCGCTGGTGGCGGCGTTGAGATTTGCCCCGGTCCAGGCCGAGCTGGTGGCGGGGTCGGTTTCAAAAATTGAGGTCAGCCACCCGTAGGTCGTAGCCGGTGTTTGCCCGGTGATGTTGCCGCCGCCATCGGAAGCGCCTGATTTGGTGCGCAGGCTCACCGTCTTGGCGCCGCTGTCCGAGCGCTGCACATACCCTTTCACCGCTACCGCGTAGATGCTGGCGGGCGTCACGCTCAGGGCGCCGAAGCCGTACAGATCCTCGTGGTTGACCGTCGCATCGAAGACGTAAGAGTAAAGACCATCCGGCGGCTGGTTGTTTACCTCGTCCCAATTTACCGCGACGCCGGTCATGTTGCCCCAGAACAGCCACGACGATAGCCCGCTGGTCATTGCCGGCGCCGTGCCCGGTGCGCCCGAGGCATAGGTGTTTGCTGCGCGATAGCCGACGGTGCCGGTGTCCGAGAGTTGCAATAGAACGCTCGTATCGTTGATAAACCCGATCCAATACTGCGTACCGGCCGTCAGGCTTTGCGGTGTCGTCAGCGGCAATGTGGCTGCCGTGCCGTTGGTAACGCCGGTCACCTGCGTGCCGCTGGACAACAGCGTCCCCGGCGCCGTGCCGCCGCTGTCCGCATAGGCGACGCCGCGGTAGTTCGCGCCCGCGCTCGTCGCCCCCGGCATGATGGTGATGCTGTTCAACGTGCCCGCCGCGCTCGGCGTAAAGCGCCGCAATACCAGCGACCCGGCGGCCGGCGCGTTCGTGGTGCCTGCCCGGTTGGCCGTCGAGCCGAGAATGCCGGCGCCGAAGGCGAACTGTACGGCCGAGTCCGAAGCCGGGAAGGTCGTCTCGACCCGCGGGCTGGTCAGCAGAACCGCGTTGTTGGTGCTGCCGGTCGTGTCGAACAGGTAGAGGTCATCGTAGGTAACGACATGCCCGGCCGGCGACTGCCCGGCGAACGAGATCTGGTTTGCCGTGTTGTTGGCCGTGCTTGTCGTGTCTCCCGTGCCGCTAAATATCGAGGTGCCGTCGAGCCACACCTGATAAGCGGCGCTGTTGCCGAACGTGATATCCCACTCGATGTAATGCGTGCTGCCGGCGGTGATCGTCGCGCTCGAGGTGGCAATCGCGGTGCCCGAGGGCGCGCCGGCCCGCAGGCTGATCGTCCCGGCCGGGTTGACTGTAATGCTGCATTGCGTCGTGCCGGCATCGCCAAAGCCAAACCCGGCATTGTTGAGCGTCAAGTTCGAGCTTATCCGGCACCCCCCGATCAGGCGCGAATAGCTAGCCGCCAGGGTCTTTACAAGCAGCGGCGAGTTGCTGTTGAAGGCGATCTGCACCGCCTGCCCGGTCGCGCTGAGCGGCGCCACGATCGAGCACTGCGAGGAGCCGGCGCTCGTCCACTCGCCGGCCGTCAGTAGCGCCTGCACGCCGGCATTATTGGCATTGACGCCGCCGAACTTATCGAAACCCTCGACGAAAATCAGCGCCACGGCGTCACGTCTCCTGCCCCACCAGCGACAAATGGAAGTCGGCAAAGGTGCTATCGGCGGTCGCCGGCCCGCGCACGCGCAGCACGTCGCCCTGAGCGAAGTTGATCGCCGCCTGGGTGGACATCGTGCCGGTGGTGCCGGCGGCGGCTATCGTGATAGTCGCGACCGTGGAGAACGTGGTTGGCGCCGCTGCCGTCGCCTGCTGTAGCACGATCGCCGTCGAGCCTGTCGCCGCCACGCCGCCGCCCGCCACCGTCGTGTGCCCCAGATAGGCGCCGAGGTTCGCGGGGATAGTGATCGCCTTGGTGCAGACGTGCAGCAGCAATATCTGGCTCGCGGTCATCAATCCTGGCACGAAAGCCGCCACGACATATTTTGGCCGCTGCGCCGTCCAGGCGCCCGAGACATAGACAAGCTGGTCGTGCGTCGTGCCGCTGGGCAGGCTGGTGCCGTTGGCTGCCGCCGTGATGCGGCCTTTCGCATCCACGGTGATATTGGCCGCGGTATAGCTGCCAGCCGAGACGGCGGTGTTCGCCAATGTCGCGGCCTGGCTGCCGCTGCCCGGCCCGGCGGTGACATCGCCGGTAAGTTGACTAATCCCGCTGGCGCCGGCCGGGCCTTCCGGGCCCTGCGGTCCCGTTGCACCTGTAGGTCCCGCGGGTCCAGGCGGCCCGGCAGCCCCCGGCGGCCCGGCCGGACCTTCCGGCCCCTGCGGTCCCGTCGCACCCAGCTCGCTGGAGGTGACGCTGACCCACTTGACCCCGTCCCATCGCCAGGAAACGTCGCCCGAGGTGAATATCTGGCCGATCGTCAGCGGCGGGTCCGGGAAGTTGGTAATCACTTCCAGAGCACCCAGCCGGCCGTGCTGTTGATGTAGCGAAACTGTATCGCAGCGCCGGGGCCATAAGCCGATGTTGGCGTAGTGGCGATTGCACCGCCGCTGGCGTTCTGAACCGTCAGCGCCGTCACCGGGTTGGTAAAGCCGATCTCAACCAGATCATCGGAGGTCGGCCCGGACGGCAGCCGGATCGTCAACGTCGCCAAGGTAGTGCCGTTGTTGACCAGATACGGCCCGATATGATCGAGCGTAACCGTGTCCCCGGAGGTCGGCGTCAATACCGTCACCGGACCCGGGGTCGGGCCCGGTTGGTTGGTCGCCGGCACCCACTGGCTTGAGCTGCCGTCGTCAAACCAGACAAAAAGCTGCGCCGAGGCGCTGTCAAACCAGAGGTCGCCGATATTCGGGCTCGATGGCGGGTCGATGCCCACCGTAACCGTCGCATCCGAACCGCCCGGCAAAGGTGCGGGAGCCGGTGCCGCCGCCGCACTCCCGCCGGAGCCGCCGCCAACCGGCTGCACAATCGTAATACCGTCCACCCGGACCTGCAGCGCGCCCGGCCAGCGGGCCTTGCGGTCGGCCTGTTCGATCGAGGCAAAAATTGCCTCGCGGCGCTGCAGCCAGAGCGGCGCGCGTTCGTCGTGACCGATAAACAGCTCGGCCTCGGCGAGGCTCCCGAACAGGTACGCGTCGGGATGCACCCGCAGCAGCACGTTGGTCGGGTTTTGCGCCGACAGAGCCGGCCAGGCAGCGTAATAGTTCACCGTCAGCTCATACGCGGCGTCCGGCTGAGGATCGAGGCGGGCAATACGCAGGCCCGGCTCTCCGGTACCGACACCGAGAATGGTGTAATAGCGCGGCGTGCCGGTCGTCTGCGGCCGGGGACCCGGCGGCAAATACTGCAGCGGCAGGCCGCCGATCGAAAGCTGACGTACCTCGGTGCAGCCAGTTGGCAGGATCACGCCAACATTGCCGGGTTCCGTCAACAGATCGACCTGGTATTCGTCGCCGCCGATCCGCAACCGCCGCCGCGCCTCGGCCTCGAACAGCCGGATCATGTCGGGCACCGCCGGCTGCACCAGCGGATCGGCCGGCCGCGCCAGCCACGACAAGATACTGGCCTGGAGTGCAGAATAACTATTGAGAGCCATCGATTTACAGCCGCCGCGTGCTCGTGCGCAGATAGCGCCAGTCGGGGTCGTTCAAGAGGCGGCGCACAGAGGGCCAGTGCTCGCGCCGGTACACGTCGACGCCGTAACGCTGCAG